TGGCGCATTAATAATTTTGCGCTCGTCATCAACCATCAATTCAATTGAACCACTGGCAAGGATCGACAGATGATCAAACTTGTGCTTATGCTGCACAAGAACATGCCCCGCAGGAATACGTGTTTCCTTGGCGTATACACCTGCACTAAAGTGGTGGTCGATCATTAAGTCACCTCACGTCCAGAAACGCGAATATTAATTGCGCTGGCTGTGCCTGCAATTGTACTGATAAAGTCGCCAGAGCCAAGCACTTGGCCAACTAATTCAGGAAACGTGTAGACCTCAGACGCTTGCAAAGTCTTAGTTTTAGTAATCAAGTTGGTATTACTGGCAGACCCAGCCACTGTGACCAAGTTCACGCTAATTGTGGCCGCAGTGCCAGTAATGTTAGTTGCTGTGAACTTGTCGATAATGGCCGTAACGCCAGTCGCGGTGTACTGGGTTGTTTGGGTATTTTCGGCATACTTTGCCGGTACGAGAACTTTAACTGTAACAGTCATGGTTTACTCCAAGAGCAGGTTGTTGTTAGCGGCTTGTTGCATAATGACCCAATTTGTGCCGTCAGACACCATTGTCGCCCAATTTCCTACAACTGCCAAGAGAATTGCTGTGCCAGCAGTCGTGCTGTCAATAGGCACGATGTTAGATGTTGCTGAATTGACTAATTGAGCTTGCATATTTTTAACTGTAATTGACCGGCCAGTCCAAGATGACGCCGCAGGAAATGTTAACGTCAAAGCCGAGCCGGTCTTATTGTTAATGATCCAAGTGTCAGTTCCTGTAATTGTATAGTCAGCAGTTTTAGTTAAAACTGTAGATAACGGTACATAGTCTGTGTTGGCCACAGCAGCCGAGATTGCGGTGCCATTACCTTTAAGCAAACCGGTAATGCTAGTGGTTAAGGTTAACGCGGGGGTTGCGCCGCCGCTTGATGTACCTGCAAAACCATTGCTTGAAGCAATAGTTATAGCTGTAACGTAAGTACCCGCAGCTTGTTTGCCATTAAATGTATTCCAGTCAGTTGACGTTAAATATCCATTAGTACTGGTATTAGCCGCCGCCATTGAAATAGCCGGTGTTGTACCGCCGCTAGACACAACAGGCGCTGTGCCTGTCACTGAAGTAACTGTGCCAGAGCCTTTGTTGTTAAATGTAGTCCAGTCGGTTGAAGTTAAATAACCATTTGCACTGGCGCTTGCCGCCGCCATACTGATAGCAGGGTTTACCCCACCTGAAGAAACTACGGGTGCAGTGCCGGTGACGGAATTGACATAAGTACCAGCAGGCTGTTTGCCGTTAAATGTATTCCAGTCTGTACTGGATAAATAACCATTAGTAGAAGTACTAGCCTGAGAAATACTAATTGCTGGCGTTGTGCCACCCGAAGACGCAATAGGCGCGGTGCCAGTAACTGACGTGACTGTGCCGCCCGATCCAGTGGCTGACAATGTGCCAGTAACAAAACTAACACCAGAGCCAATTGTGACATTGCTAAAGCCGCCAGTACCGTTACCATACAAAATAGACGTGCCGCTAGTTGATGGTGCTTTGCTGTTAAAAATATTCCAGTCAGTTGATGTAAGGTAGCCGTCAGTTGTTGTATTAGCCGCAGGCATACTAATGTTAGGTGCTATACCACCCGTAGATACCACAGGCGCGGTGGCTGTTACGGCGGTAACTGTGCCTTGCGATGGTGGGGGCAACAAATTAAGTGCTTCAATCTGTTTTTGCATTTCAGCAATTTGAGACAGCAATGCAGACGATTGATTAACCAATCCGGCGGCTTCAATTTGTTTGGTCAACTCAGCGCTCAGATCAATCGGCACAGGCTGGGTATCAACATTTTGTGCCAACGCTTGCAAAGCCGCATCATAAGACGCAAGCAATGATTCTGGGCTTGGGCTAACATTTGTATTATCAACAACAGAAGTTGCAATATTTACTAATGACAAAAAAAACAAATACCAAGCGCGATCAATCAAACCCGTGCGTGGGTCGATTAACGGCACTCGCGGCGGCGTTATCGGCGTTGGATTGGCGTTAGGACTAGGCATTTGTTGGACTCAGAATAAGTTCTGCGCCCATGATTGAAATTTTCACAGGATCAGTGCCAGATATTTCGTAAACTCGGTCACGCAATTTGGTGGTCATGCCAAGACGCCGCCAGATTACGCGTTTGTAATACTGGCCAATCTTGCCCATAGATGCCCAATGCTCGTTTGACCATGTGTGACCGCCGTCATCTGAAAAGCGCAACATAACTTGAGGATCTTCGCCCTGTCCTAAATTGATGCCCACGCCAGACTCGCAATCAAGTTGCATCATGTGCTGGGCTGTACGGTGCAAATTGTTAGCGCCAGTAGGCAGCGCGCGCCAAGAGCGCAACCACTTTTGGATGCTACCGTTGTCGCTAAAGTCATTTAAATCAAACGAATAAATGTTGCCGTTTTCAAAGTCGCCAACAACAATTTTGTTGTTAAACGCCATTTGGCAGTTACTGCGGTGACGGGTAAAGTAACCGTCAACAAACCCTGCGCGCTCATGCCAGGCTTGAGTGGCCGCATCATAAACCCAAGTGGTGTTAGCAGTAGGAAAAATCAGTACATAAAAGCTGTGGCCGTCTTGTTGGTATGTGTACGCAATAGCGTCCGACATATCACTGTACTGTTGAATTTGCCATTCAACGGCGTGCGTTGAAATGCGTATACCTGAATAACCATTTGCACGGTAAACAATACCTTGACCACGGCGGTCACGGCCAAGCCAAAACAAGCCGTTGTCCATTTTGGCGATAGAGTAGGGGGCAGCACAGCCTAACTCGTTAAACGCGCCTTGGATGCGTTGTAAGGGGTAATCTGTTGCGCCAGAGTCGTACCAAACTTCAATTGAGTTTGTACCAAAAGCCCACACTTCACGAAAGTTGGACACCACGGCCAACAGACCGTCAGGCGAGCCTTCAGTGCTGGCAAAGTCTAATGGATCAATAGATGTGCCATCTAACAATTGCGTAACCCACATCTTTTGGCTATTTGGCTCATTGAACACAAAATAGCCATCCAAATAACATACAGTCACAGCGCCTGGAAAGTCAGGGTCAGTGATCTGGCCAAATCCGCCAGTTGTGTTGTTGTAAATGTAACTAGGGCCGTTGCAAGCAATAAACAATTGCGTGCCATTGTCGGCCAAACTGACGGGGCCAGTACCTGAAACATCGCCAATTAGCGTAGGGACGTAAGCGTTGTTGATCTTGTAAAGTTGTGTGCCAGAGACAACAAAGCCAACGCCGTCATCGGATGAAAACGCCCACAGACCTCGGATCGGGCCAAAGCCGACTGTCGAAAGTAAATTCAAACCTGGCGCGCGGTTCAAAAAGGCTGGTTCTTTGCCTGCTTCTGGAACAATTTCTGGGAACAGATTTACCATGCGTGCATCCGCCGCGTTCACACTGCGGGTTACATAGGTAGAGCCAAGAATCGGCGTCTTCATTAGTAGTTACCAGCATAGATGTTGAAACGCTGGCGGTTGGCCACCAATGAGTATGGTAATGCCATAACGTCATCTGGGTTGTTAATGCGCTTCAAGTCACGCTTAGAGGTCATGGCAATCCGTTGCACTTGAGGACTTGGTTCAACACCAAACTCAGGGGCAAACTCCATAGCCAAGTTGTATGTAAACGCACGCAAATAGCCTGGCGGGTAATATAAAACCGTAGATAGCGTAGCAGGATTGTTTAGTTCTTCAACCGAAATAAAATGCCATTCCAAGTTTTGTGTTGGACGTGGGTAAACAAACATTTCAATATCAGGAAATGTCATGTTAATAAACATGACTTGCGGATATGTAGACGTTACGGTCTTAACCGCAATACCATCATACTGCTGTTGATTGATAAATTTGATGCCGTATGACACGCCATTTGGCGCTTTGAAATAAGTAGCATCATCAAGCAAGATTGGGCGATTGCCCACAAAGTCGCCCGATGGGCCAAGCGTTCGGCTAATAAGACTTGCAGGCCATGTAAAGACTTGATCTTGTGTGGAAAAAACAGCTAGGCGTTCAGTATTCCACGAGTCAATCATTTGATTGAGCGCCATCAAGGCGTCTTGAGACGTGGCCGCAGAGGGTGTTTCACCTTCAGCAAGCACACCGAGAAGCCTGAGAGCGCGTTCGATTTGTTGGCCAGCGGTGTACGTTGTCATGTTTAAACCTCAGCGGTGGTTTTTCTACGGCG